TGGGATATGGGTTGTTCATGTTTATATTGGCTCCCTTGCACAAAAAGGAGCACAGAATTATTTAATCACTTTATATTTTCTTCATCTTCACATTCCTTTGCAAGATCTTCAGCCATCTGACCACCAATCTCTGCACCTTGTTCCATACCCATCATAGTTGCTGCACCTGCCATGACCCATCCAACTATAGGAACTGAGGCAATTCCAGTGCTAGTAACAGCAGCAGTGCCAAGACCACCACCCACTAATCTACCTGTCTGCTCACCACCACCTTTCTTTTTAATACATGCAATTGATTTAGAACTCAATTGACCACCTACACTTTGTGCGGGTGAAACATAGTACTGCTCATGAACTGATGCTTTCTTTTTACTCAGTCCTAAAAATCCACCAGGCCTATCTACTTGTTCACTTTTTACTAATACTTTAGGATCATGAGCTCTATAATTTATAGAATATCCATCCTGATTTGCAACCACAGTATATGCAGTGTATTCCCCAATAGGAAGATTTAATTTAGGGAACTTTGTTTTATTTGCCAAAGTTCCTATCATACCAATATGGGATATGCCAAGTAAAGTTCCTAGACTTATCCCTAACCATTTTTTCATGATTTATAATTTGTAAGTGTCGTCAGTGTCGTTAGATTTTTTAGGTTGTGGTGGTGCTGCAGTTAAATTAAGTGGTGCCTGTTCAATTCTTATTGTTTGTGCAGGTGCAGTTTGAGTTGCTTTCTCAATTAACTTTTCCATATCTGCTTTAGATACTTGTCCAGAACCATTACCATTCATTTTCATAGTGCCATCACCCTTTTTGCTGGCAGTTTGAATTCCAAAGCTGGCCAAAACTCCTGTAAAAACTGAAGCTATAAATGTCGGATCTATTTTCTGTTGAGGAACACCAGGTATGGCTACGTAATTTAAAGTCAGAATTCCTCCGCTCCAGACCAACACACCCAGCCGTACAAATGTACTCACGATGGCCGCTTGTTCTTCGTGATCTGGTAAAATGTTATCCTTTATTTTACCAAAAACTCCTTTCTTATCTTCCTTCTTTTCTTTCTTTACATCGCTGCGAACTTCAGCCATAAAAAAATAAGGTAACTACAACTATATAGTCACCTTGAAGTTTTTTAGAAAGATGGAAGTCCAAGTCCAGCGTTTGATGGTGATTCAGCAGATGCTGGTGCATCAGGACTTGGGAGAGGAACTCCAATGTCAGGAGTAAGAGATCCGCCTAGACCTCCTGTAATTGATTCGAGTGCTTTTTCTTTAACATTCTCTAGGATTGCATCCCTTTGTACATAAACAAAAGCACCAGTGCCAACAACGGCAACAGATACAGCAGCAGACGCAACAGCAAGTACATTAACTATTTTTTGCATTGTTTAAAAATACTATTTAACATTACTATAGTATGCTTTATAGTATTTGGCAAGGCCCGAAGTAGTATATTGCTTCTCACACCACTCATGAGCACATTCATAGATAGATGTTGATGGATGTGATGAGCCAAAGTTTGCCATCAATAATCTTAAAGAATCCTGTCTTAATTTAAATTTCTCTTCTGTTAATTCTTTTCCCAACTCATCAAACTCCTTTTCAGTAGTACCATTAACTCTGGTATCAGTCTGATCGTAAGTGTTGTTGTTGGGCATTTTTCTTTTTAGTGTGTCCATAATATATTATATTAATTTTTATTTGTCAATCATCCATCATGTAAGCCATCATGGTCATAAACATGGTGGTTGTCATTATGACACCAACAACCACCATGAATACCATTTGATATATTTCTGTAAAATTAATCATTAGACATATGCAATATTTGGTGAGTAAATAATTACACCAAATACTAAGAGTAAAAGAGAAGTTTGAATAAAGATTTTCATTAGATTAAACCTAGTGAACCTGCTGTGAAACCTACTCCACAGAAGAATGCAAATTCCAAAATGCCATGTGTTGACGGTGGAATTTCCAATAATTTTGATTTTAAACGAGTCATTTTAGCTTGTGCTCCTCAGCTATAGTGTTAGTTAAAAACGAATGATAATCCGTTTGTGTATGCTGTTGCTGCTACTGCTGCAACAAAAATTAGTTGATACATGCTTTTAAGATTAAAATAAGTACTCCGACCATTGCTATACGGCCATTCCAAAGTTCTGCATATCTCCAATAATGATGCGAATAATCAATCATGCTCCTGATGGTGCGTATGCTGGAACCATTTCCTCTGAACGGATTCTGATTCCTTTACCACCCTCATCGTCATCATCGTCATCAACACCACGTAGAAACAATTCCAATCCTACTAGCAGTGCCATTGGATAAAATATCCAAAGAACTGCTTTCCATATGGGGAATGTATCTATTGCGGTTTGAAATTCGCTCATTTATTTGAATATGCTGATATTGTACGAGTAAGTATTTAGTTATGTAAAGTTTTAGACTAAGTAATTGTACTGACTAGAGATGCTGCTGTAGCAGACACTGCAAGCCAAGGTAAGTTTATTACCATGAGTAGTTTTACAAGAGTAGATCTCTTGATTGTGAATAATGTACAGGTCATACCAGTACCCCAGTAAAGGTACTGATACTTGCTGCTACCATAAAGATATATGGTACTGCCTTTAGGGGTACTGGATGCCTCATTATACGAAACCAGGAATGATTTGACCTGATAGTGAGTAAGACACGATGAGTGCTCCACATCCAGCGATGGCAAAGATGCCATTCCATTTCTCTGCAATAGAGAAATCTACTTTGTCTTCAGTTTTCTTTGTTGAATTTGTCATTAGATAATACCAGGAATAAGGTTGCCAGTTGTTGCGTATGATGCACAGAGTACAAGGAAGCCAATCATTGCTGCTCTTCCGTTTGCTCTTAAAAAGATTTGCTTATTGTTCATTAGAATATACCTGGAATGATTTGTCCTGTTGTTGCATAAGCACCGAGTGCTGCTACGAATCCTAGCATGGCCATCCAGCCATTAAACTTTTCTGCTTCTGGTGTCATTGTTGTTCTCCTTTTTAAATTGTTAGGGGTAAAAGTAACTCGCAATTGCGAGTGGTGTAAAGACCTGTTTGGTCAAAAAATGCCTGGTATAACCCAGCCAGTGAAACCGTAGTTAACTACAGCAGCAAAGAAACCCATCATCGCTAGGCGACCATTGGTTTGTTCTGCTTTTTTCCAATAATTCATTAGACGTATGCGATAGATGGGGCGTATGCAACTGTTGCTGCAACTGTTCCTAAGAACAATGTTTGGATAAGAATTTTCATATCAACTCCTGAATGGTGAATTAAAATATGCTTTGTTGACAGTATAAAGTGTGAACAGAGCAACCGCAATACCAGCAAACCCTAAAAGAAGGATCGGTGATGCTGGAATATCATATGTTGGAATGTTATTCATTAAAATACACCTGGAATGATTTGTCCAGTAGTAACATAAGCACCTATCAATGCTACGAAACCAATCATTGCCCAACGACCATTGGTCTTCTCTGCATTTTCAGGATAACCTTCATAGGTATCGTTCTGATCAATCCAAGGTTGTGCCTCGGCAGCAAACATATTCTGCTTGCCATATTCAGTTGTTGTGTATTTGTCAGCAGTTGAAGAAGTCATTGGGTCTTTTATTAAGTAACGTAACAATATTATATAGCAAAGATAAAGTTTTGTAAAGAAACTTTACATTCGGATGCCCGAACAGACTTAAATACATCTAATTTGTAACATAATGAGCACTTATGTTACATACTACTTACCTATTCGGTCTACCGCACTTTTTGCCTTATATTAATAATCATCATCATTATCGTTGCTATTCACCCACTCAGCATTATTTTTACAATACGCATCAGCATCTATCTGCATACGCCAATGAGTAACAGTATGAAGTGTTTGTATCATTACTACCATGAACATTAGCATCACTGGACCTATCCAGAGTGGATGCATTACTATGTCTTCTGTCTTTTTCATAGCAATATTATAGCATAAAAAAAGACCCCTGTGAAGGGGTCTTGTAAGTTCCGATTGTAGAGACCGCACGAACGATGTCTCA